CTACGGCATCAACACGATCGCCAAGGTGATCAAGTGCCGTCTCGGTCCCCCGCTCCGCCAGTGCCGGTTCGACATCACGTTCTCCTCGGGCATCGACGACGAGGAGAGCTGGTTCACCCTGCTCCATGAGCGGGGCGAGATCGAAAAGCAGAAGGGGTGGTGCTACTACTCGAAGTACCCGTCGGGGAAGATGTCCCTCAAGGAAGACCCGACCAACCCGAAGAAGGAGGTCGAGTACGATCGCGGCCTCATGTTCCGGGAGAAGGAGTGGAAGAAGGCCCTCAAGGACTTCCCCGACTTCAAGACCCACGTCCAGAACGACCTCGAGAAGCACCTCATCGTGAAGTACGGCGAGACGCCGGCGGACTTCGGGGGAGACTCCGACAGCCTGCTGGACGTCGAGGCGGCGCTGGAAGTCGCCCAGGGTGGGTAAGTACGTCGCAGGATCGAAGAACGCTCTCCTCGGAGACGGCTTCAAGGACCGGGTCCTCTCTCTCCTCCTAGAGGCGGGAGAGGACGCCCGGGACTTCCGGACGCACCTGCTCGACCGGGGCTACTCCGATCGGGACGCCAACGACATGGAGCAGCTGGAAGGAGACATCTTCCTTCCGGCCTACCACGTCTTCCTGGAGTGCAAGACCTCGGACAAGTGGCGGGACAGCGTGGTCATCAAGCCGCGCCCTCTCGCCTGCTTCAGCGGACCCCACAAGTTCTACGTGACCTCGTTCTGTGACAATTTCGAGGCCCGCTCCTACGTAGATATCAGGGTCCACACCTCCAAGACCGTGAAGAACGGGGCGGAGGCGAGGGACGGGGAGTTCGGTCCGTTCTGCACTTTCAGCACGGCGGTCCCCTGTCAGACCCTGGCAGGCTTCCTCGAATCCCTGCGGAGGGCTCCGAAGTGATCAAGATCGATCCAGGTGAGATCATAAGGTTCACGTACCAGCACCCGCCAGAGGGAGTGGACGAGGACACGGGTGACCGCTACAAGGAGGTCCTGGTCCTCCACCCGCACTGGCACGGCCGGCTCCACGGGATCGACCTGAAGAGGCTGACCGAGGCGGAGCGGGACGTCCTCTACGCCATCCTGGACGAGAAGCAGGTCGCCGCCGCCAAGGCCGGCAAGAAGCCCCACAAGTTCCCGCTGGTGAACGACATCCTCCGGCGCATGGATCCTCTTCAGGAGATCAAGAACCCGGTCGGATTCTACACCCGGTTCGTGAAGGTTTTCCTCAAGAACAAGGACGCCTACCGGACCTACACGCCGGTCAAGATGTCCGCCGTCACGATCGTCAAGCAGTCCGACGTCCGTGGCCGGATCACCAACCCGAAGCCGCTCTTCCACGGCGTGGAGTCCAAGCCCTCGCCGCCCAAGCAGCCGACCGCTCCCACCCAGCCGACCGCGCCGAAGCAGGGCCAGAGCCGACTGGACCTCATTCGTCAGCGCGCGCAAGCCAAGAAGTAACCGTTGGGGATCTGACCCAAAGGATTGGGTACGTATCCCACAATGGCTGACGACCGGCTCCACTCCTGCGGCGGAACATTCTCCCAGAGGATCAAGTCTCCTCCTCCGCCCGACCCAGAGAACTGGAGCTGGGGCTGTACTCCGACAGGCACGTTCAAGTGTGACTGGTGTGGGGTCATGAAGAAGTTCCGCTTGCGGGACGGAGAGAAGAAGGACAATGCCCTCTAGGGTTCTCATCATCGACGGGCTCAATACCTTCATCCGGAACTGGTGCGTCAATCCCACTATGGACGGGAACGGCGGTCACGTCGGCGGCATGATCGGCTGTCTGCGTTCCATCAAGAACCTCGTCAGAGACACCAAGTGCACCAGGGCGGTCATCGCCTGGGACGGCAAAGGCGGGTCCCGAAAGCGCCGTGGCATCTACAAGGAGTACAAGGCGGGGCGCAAGCCTCGGGTGAACCGGCACCTCGACATGGACAACGTCGAGGAAAGCCAGAAGAATCTGTGGGAGCAGCACGCTCTTACCCGGAAGTATCTCGAAATGCTGGGCGTCTGTCAGGTGGAGGTGGAGGACTGTGAGGCGGATGACGTCATCAGCTACCTCTGCTACAGCATGTACCACGACGTGCAGAAGGTCATCGTCTCGACGGATCGTGACTTCTGGCAGCTCGTCAACAAGAACACGATCGTGTACTCTCCCACCCGCAAGGTGTACTACAGTCCGGGCGAGATCAAGGAAGAGACGGGCGTCCTCCCCATCAACTACATCTACATCAAGGCGATCAGCGGCGACAAGTCGGACAACATCCAGGGTATCGCGAACCTGGGTCCCAAGACGGTCGTCAAATTCTTCCCGTTTTTGGCGGATCACGAGAGCAATCTCGAGGAAATCAAGGCGGCTGCGCAAGCCTTGGTACCGACAGGGAAGCGCGAGAAAGAGCTCCTGAAGGCGCTTTTGGAGCAGTGGGAGGTAATTATCACCAACGTTCGTCTCATGCAGCTCGCCAACCCGATCATCTCGCCGCAGTCCACGCACTCGATCCGCCACCAGGTGGGGAAAGACGTGGGGTCGGTGAACGTCAGTGCCATCAAGCTGGCGCTCCTTCGGGACAACATCCAGATACACGACCAAGATTTCTTCATGGTCTTCAACGAGTACCGCGGTCGCTTCACGGCGGATACCAGAGAGGATTCCCAGAATGTCTGACCAGCTACCGGCCAACGACACCTTCGGACCGATGGGGCGCTCCTATCAAGAGAAGGTGGTTCAGGCCGTCATCCAGGACCCGCTCTTCGCAGAGCAAGTGATCGACGTCCTGGACCCGAAGTTCTTCGATCTCAAGTACCTGGAAGAGATCGCCAAGCTGGTCTTCCGTCACCGCCTGGAGTTCAAGACCTTCCCGTCGCCGGACCTCATCGAGATCATGGTGCAGAAGGAGCTGGACAACGACCTGGTCGCCCAGCAGTGCAAGGAGTTCCTGAAGCGTGCCAAGGAGAACCCGCTCGGCGGGGACATCGGCTACGTCGAAGGAACGTCCCTGGACTTCTGCCGTCGTCAGACGCTGAAGGAGGCGATGGTCTGTGCGATCGACAAGATCGAACAGAACGACTACGAGTCGATCTCCACCATCATCAAGGACGCCCTCAACAAGGGCGCGACCCGTGACCTCGGCCACGAGTACATGGACGACTCGGGATTCGCGGCCCGCTCCAAGGCGAGCATCCGGAAGCCCATCCCGACCGGCTGGCAGATCATCGACAAGGAGCTGAACGGCGGCTGGGAGCGCGGCATCCTGGTGACCTTCATCGCTCCCACCGGCGCCGGCAAGTCCATGTTCCTGGTGAACTGCGGGGCGGCCGCGGTGGCGCAGGGGCTCAACGTCCTGTACGTCACCTGCGAAATGGCGGACTACAAGATCGGTCTCCGTTTCGACTCCTACTACTCGGGCGTCGCCATCAACGACGTGCCCAACGAGCAGGAGAAGGTGCGGGCGGAAGTCAAGGACAAGGCGAAGGGCGGGCTCTTCATCAAGGAGTTCCCGACCAAGACGGCCACGGTCCAGACCATCAGGGCGTACATCCAGCGCCTGACGGCCACCAAGAACTTCATCCCGGACATGATCATCATCGACTACGCCGACCTCCTCCGTTCGAGCCGCGGGTTCGAGCAGAAGCGGTTCGAGCTCGAGGGCGTGTACGAGGAGCTCCGGGCGATGGCCCAGGAGTTCAAGGTCGTCCTCATCACGGCGGACCAGACGAACCGCGCGGGTCTCGACATGGAGGTCGTCTCCATCGGTCAGATCGGCGAGGCCTACGCCAAGGCCACCGTGTGCGACGTCATCATGACGATCAGCCGGCGTACGGAGGACAAGCAGATGAACTGCGGACGCCTCTTCATCGCCAAGTCCCGACTCGGCCGTGACGGCGTGGTCTATCCCTTCACGCTCAACACGGCGACGGTCAAGGTCTCGGTGCTCAACCAGGGCGAGGATCCGCTCGCGATCTTCCTGGAGAACAACGACAACCTGAAGAAGAAGACGGCCGAACGCTTCAAGAAGCTCGGCATGGTCGACAACAAGAAGCCCGACTCCAACTAGGGAGATCCTCAGACATGAGCGCTTACTACGAGCCCCAAGGCTTTGCCTTGGAGATCTATAAGGATCGCTATGCCCTTCACGGGGAGGAGACCTTCCACGAGGGCTGCGACCGGCTCGCCACCGTGGTGGCCGGTGCCGAGACCAACGGCAACGTAGTCAAGTACCGGGCGGAGTTCTCGGAGCTCCTGAAGCACAACTACTTCATGCCGGGTGGCCGCATCTGGTACGGAGCGGGCCGTCCCAAGGGGCAGCTCCTCAACTGCTTCGTCATCCCCATCACCGACAGCTCGGAAGGCTGGGGCAAGAACGCCAACGACATGATCGTCATCTCCTCCAAGGGAGGTGGCATCGGGACGAACTTCTCCCCGGTCAGGCCGAACGGCGCCGACATCGCTGGCCACCGCGGTCAGGCCACGGGAGCCTGCAGCCCGATGGAAGGGCAGAACGCCTGGGGCAATGTCATCAAGGGCGGGGGCGGTCGACGGGTCGCCCTCATGTTCTGCCTCAACCTGAACCACCCGGACATCCTCGAGTTCCTCGACAAGAAGCTCGACCTCAAGCAGCTCAACAACGCCAACGTCTCGGT